CTCTGTGTTTTCTCATCCCTCATTGCTCCTGCCATCCTTACTGGTTGGCTAGGTTTAAATGTTGCTGGGTCGCACCCCATCGGAACCAAGAACGCTTTCAATTGCTTCTCCCACTCAGGATTTGGTATGGCATCAAACCAACCATGAAGACTTCTGCCTGCCGTGTCCACAACCGCATAAAGCTTCATCTTGAATAGATCGCGCATAAGCTGAAACACCGCGCCGATCTCAGGCTTCGACAGCTCATCACTCTCCACCACCAAGAATCTGCGCACCTCAACATTGTCATTCGACCTGCTGATCGTTCCATCCTTGAATGCAGATCCAGTAATGAATTGACCTGCTGGTTTATCCAGCTTTAGCCACTCGGCAGCAACGCGGAAGTTCTGCGGATGATTGCCACTATCCTTGACCGCTCCGATCCACACGATGTCGTTGGGCTGGAACAGCGACAGCAGCATCTTGTACTGATCTGATGGCGCGTCACAGATTTGTGTGGGCGATTTGTCAAACATATCCGCTGGGTCCCAATTATAATGTGCCAGATACCTCGCTCGGTTGGATTGCGCAATGACCGCGATTCGCTGGATTATCTCACTCTCAGCATCCTTCTCTATCGCCTGTTTTACTGGGTTAGTTCCGTTGGTTGACATGGGTGCGACAAGCGGTCTGTACAGCGGATCGTTTAGAATTAACTTGCGCAGCTTATAGTTCGCCTCACTCCTGAAAGCTTGGCAACTTGTGTGCCAGCAGAAGATCGTTGGGACTGAGTCAACGAATACAGTTGTGTCCCTCACTCTCGTATTGCTGGTATGTGCAGCTTCACCTGGGCAACGGCATAGGCCGTGATGTTCCGATTGCCATTCTACTTGTCCGACTACCGATTCTGCTTTTTGTTGTGGTGTGATCATTTCGGCATTGTCTCCATAAAAAATACAAGCGCAACAACAATCTTAAAAATCATCCCCTTTGTTTCATGTGAGTACACACTTACCCAGTCGCAGGCTCTCCCTGCGCACCATGCGGAGATTGATTAATCCTTATCGTCCTCCATCGCCTTCTTCGCTTTCTCTACGATCATATCTGCCGTGATGTTACGTAGCGCATTGCACCAGTACTGCGTTCCCTTAGTCTTATTCGTCGCGTCCTTACACTTGCTCTGGGGCAAACCACCATGCGGACGGCAAGGTGCGTGAGGGCAAACGTCAGGTGCAAATACTGGATACGACTTAGGATAATACTTGCAGCGATCCATTGGGTCATATGACCCCCATAGGGATATGCACGCCGTATCTAATCCAGCAGCCATGTGGTTCACGCTGCTATCAGGCGCGACAACAAAGTCAGCACCATTCACTATTGGGAATAACGTGCGAACATTTGCAGTAGCGTTAAACAAATCATATATGCGCGGATGCTGGACATTGAAATCAATTGACCGATCCAATCCAATAATAACCGCGTGATGTTTGGGAAACTCTTCCAGCAACGCCTGCACTGCCAGCTTACCTAACTGTGGTGGATAGGTGCGTGTCGGACCAGATGACGAAACGTGGTAGACGAAGTAGGGGCTAGGCAATGGCAAGCGTCCCATATTCTTCAGCTCCTCGTAGTCAGGCTGGACAACGTATAGGTGCGGACGCTTGTACTTTACATCGACAAGCTTTACATCCCCAACCTTCCCAGAAATATCCGCAACCAATCCCTCTGCTCCCATCCAGTTATAAATCCTGTCGTAGTGACAACCTGGACCAGTTCCTAGCTCAGTATTGCCAACCTTACCTGAGAATAGATCGTCGAGCGGAACGTGCGCTGAGTATGAATCCCATGCTTCCTCGGTAGGTGGCAGCGGATATACATTCGCACCTAGTCCAGCGAACAACGCCATGTTGCGAGCAGGGCAATAGATATCGACTGTACCTCCAGAGGTGTCCACCAGATAACGCACAATTGCCGTGGCCATGATTGCGTCACCGATTGCGCCAGCTCGGTATACGGCAGTCGACCCACCCTCGGATCTCCCAGGATAGTAAGGCTTGATCTTGTGTGGAACAGGGATCGCCTCGTTGAATGGAGGGTTGGTCAACTCGTCTGGCAGGATGTAGCTACAACGTGGCCACAGTTTATTATCGTCCACAACGTGGACTGCTGGTGAATTATTTTTCCATAGTTTCATTTTGTTTTCTCCTCTATAATAAAGAACACAGCGAGAATTGCTGCGACTACTGCAATGACTGCGATGGCAACAAGAAGCTTTCCTATTGCCAATCCTACTCCGACAAGAATCCATTCCTTAATTACGTTCATTGGTGTTCCCTTCTATTTTGTGCATGAAGATCGGAGTCTGCTCACCTACATAAGATCCTGCAATGTTAAAATCAAAGTGTTCCAATGCCTCGGCGTAATCCATGCCCTGTTTCATAAGACTCTCAACAATTGCGTCCGCATCATATATCGCGCATAGATCACCGCCGAATGCTCTGCCCACACCCACAATCGCGTCATCGAATCCATCAGCAAACAGCATCGTGTGTGCATCGTCACCGAACTGGTCAAGAATGTCTTCTCTTATGCTCATTCCTCACCCACCACTTCCTTGCACACTAGGCTGGCTGCATCAACCATCGTGATAATCTGAATCATATCTACCGAGCGTCCGTGAGTTGCTCGGTTACGTTCCAACACAAGCTTCTCTCTGGCTATGGCAAGCATATCCCTCGCCCACTTCAATCTGTTCTTGGCCTCCACATTCATTGTGCATCCCTTTCTTTAATATCGTAGTAAAACGAATCTGTATCCTCCGTCACCCACTTGTCACTCTGATTCTCTACGCTGGGCAGCTCGGTATCAACTCGAAACTGCTTTAAGTTGTCTGGCAACTTCTTGGTAACCCAATTGGAATCGCGCCAGAAGATTCGGTTATTGGGCATGCATAGCAAGTACCCATCATCGCCAGCGAACACATGACCGCACTTGTAGTCGGATGGTTCGTCGCTGTAGGGATTATTAAACCAATCAACTGTGAATAGGTATGTACCCCACACCTTGGTCGCATCCCTAAGTAGGATCTGTGCGCGGTGATAGGCCAGGAAGCTGTACTCGGTAACAGTCACGTTCTCGCTGAAGCAGTCCCAAAGTTGCTTATAGTTGAAAGGTATATCGTTGGTGGGTTTATCCAGATAAATTTCCGATAGCGGAACGCGGGATCGCACCATCCCTGAGTCAGTCATTACATGAAAGGTGAGAATGGTTCCAGGGCAAGACTGCAAGGCAAATACATAGACGTTGTAGAATTCCTCCCTGTCCGCTTCGTCTTTGGTGAAGAATGATTTTCTTACCCATCCCTTGAAGGATGGGATGTTCTCGTTAAGCGTTGCCATTAGCGGAGCAAGTTAGATGTGTGTGTCATAGATTGTTTGTATCAAAATCTTTTGAAGTCAGTAATCGGAATCTCAACGCATGGCTCATTATCCCTGGGGTCACCGCTGTTCCTTGACATGTAGAATATAGGGAGCTTGCTGTCCTCCTTGATCTCGTAATACCCAACGGCATCTGCCCACTCGATCACATAGAACGTGGGCGCGAATGCAGCGTATAGCTTTAGGGATATATACTTCTGGAGCGATAAGCATCGCGTTGGGAATCTGTTTATTTGATATCCACTTTTCCTAGCATCAACAAATGCGCACTTGTCACCCCTTAGGATCATCGCATCGAATGGATAGGCTTTAGGCATGTACTTTGCCTTGCCACCACAATGCTTGGCGAATTCCAATACAATTCGCTTTTCATTGGCGATGTCTTCATACGTTTCGTGTAATCCGCTGGAGCTTCTCATAATAGATTTTTCCTAATAAATTCAACCAACTTGAAGACAACAAAAACTCCAGCCATAGAAATCGATACAATAATGCAGAACATAAATAGCAACCAGGCAACAACCCAGATCATGTCCCATATGGTTTCAAGAAAGTTCATATTTCTCGTCCATCATTCTTCTCAAAAGAGTCTTGTTTCCAACTCTAATTCCAGCAGCCCTACACCACCACCCAATCGTTCCGTTCTTAAAATCTTTCAGCAATCGCTTCACCTCCCCTGTGTTCCTGTACTCCCATGCATCATTGATCATCTTGTCCTTCCAATCTGTTGCAAGCTTCATACCGCACACAATCCCCCTTCTGCGTAGCATGCGAAGATCCTTTATCGCTTGGATGGCAACTTCTCCAGCAAGCTGTTGCAGCCTCTCATCATAATCACCCTTAGTTAATTGTGTTGAAATCATCGACGCTTCTTCTTACGCGTCGAAGCAACCCAATGGGCATATGTATTCCAAAGCATGGCAGCAGTCTGCGCCTCACTCTTTGTTTCAAAAATATCCTTTAATGGTGGCAAACCATCTGGTGGTATTGCACCATGCAAGCGAGGTCCGATCACATTACCTGCCAGCGTGTGAATCCTCCACGCGCCACACTCCTCTACAACCTTAACAAAGGTCATCGTCCAGCCTCTTTCAGCTTGGCATCGTCTTCCTTGATCTGGCCAGCCAACTTAACCATATCATTGGACTGTCCAGCGTAGTGGATAATGTAAGCATCCTTGTACCGATCCAATCCAAAATGCCCCTCTACGCTGGTCATGCAGTTAAACGATGGATCAAGCTCGGTTAGGGGAATTTTCCACAGGTGCGCCATCACGTTGAGCCAGGTCTGCTCGGCAAAATGGTTTGGATGCAGGCCAATAGGTGGCATGGACAATATGCCAACCGCCTTGGTATGAACTACAAAAACGCCAGTATTGACGTAAAATTGAGGCTCAATAATACCACCGAATGCACTAGCCAGCTTTACCATATCTGCCTTACGATCCAAGTAAGCTCCCTCGTCAAATGCACAGAACACGCCAGCGTCATCGGATAGCTTGGGGCAATCGGCTGCAATCAAAACATCAGCGTCAACGAATGTCACTTGGTCATAGCCCTTGGTTGCCATGATGTTGCCAATGGCAGACTTGGAATACTGCATCGGATGGGTCAGGGGTTTATCGATTAAAATGAAGTCGCAGCTGTGACGCTTGCAGTACTCCTCCATCCTCGGCTTGGTCAGATCCAGAATCTTCTTCCAGTCATCACCAAACGATTGCGTTACTAATGCCTGCTTCATTTCTTAATAGCGTATGCCAACGATTTTTTTATTACATATTCAATTACAGCTTCCCTATCTTTCTTGAGAAGCTTCATTCCAATCCTAAATAATTCTGCGCCTGTCTTGTCATCGTAGGTCACATCCACAAGAACCATCTTGGGTGCTTTCCGTGATTTTCCAAATGTTATTTTTCCTAGTTTCATTTCTTCTTGGCCTTTCCTTTCTTCTTTGGTTTGACTTCCTTCCACACATCAAAGTTTTTGTCTAAGTCCACCGATATAAGCATTAGCTTTTGGTAAAGCTTCCAGCCCACCCCAAGTGGCAGCAATGTAATGCTTACAAGATCGCCGATGTAATAAAATATCTTCGATAAGATTGTCATTTGCTGATTTCTACTGTCGCGTATTTGGGCAGTCTAGCTTTTTCGTAATCTTTTTGTGATTTAAAAAATAAATCTAAAACAGGTAATTTGCTTGACCCACTAGCCTTTCTCTGAATGACAGCTGTGCCTGTGTCAACCACTACCCATTCATGCTGCGAGCCGACTATCTTAACCTTGCTCCATGCTGGTATGATCCTATGGTCTGTTGCACAATGCCTTCCAGCCTTTAAACGTACACCCTCGCTGCTCTGCATTCTGCTGGTGTAATAGTCTTCCCCTGGCCAGTATCCAGTAACGCGCACCTTGATTTTCTTTTTCGGTGGCTGCACATCGACCATGACATTGGATGCCATAGACGTTGATAGAATAAAAATGGCCAATATGGCCAATGTTCTCATTTGCCAGCGTCAAAATCTTCTGTTGCTTGAATGGACAAGAGATCATCAGCCTTTTCCAGTAATTCCTTGCTTGGATTCTTGATGTCCTCAGTAGCAGTTGAGATTTCAATCTTTGACATAATCACATTGTTGACCACCTCGGCAAAGTAATGTTCCCTGTAGCCAACTGGACCAATATCCTCGGTAATCGTATCAATCTCTGCGTTGCCATACGCAGTGTTCTTTTCTCCATTAAACTCAAAATCAACACTTACATCTTCCATAATCATAATCTCGGAACCTCCTTTTTAATTTGTGCCAATACGAATAAGGATCTTACCAGAGCGCGCTCAAGGTGGTCAACACTTGTTTCTCCATTGTTGTCAGGACAAGGGGTTGACTTGTGGAGTTGCATCTGCGCCGTGGCTAGGTGACGAACAGCCCTGGCAATATGGTAATCGTGAGTCGGTCTATCCTTTTCCAGCCAATCTCCATAGCCAGACTTCTCTGATCCCTTGCCCATTACACGCCAGACGATCTCCTGTGCAGCGTTACCCATTTCTTGAATTGTTGGTGCTGTCATTTTGCGAGCCTCCTATAGAATTGGTCCAGTAATCCTTCTAGCCAAAGCACATCTTGTGGGTCAATCATAATTTCATCCCAGGAGGGGTATAGCCTTTTACCCAAGCCCATACCCTCAAGAGCGCATTGAATGCGATTCCAGCCTGGTACAGCTCGTCATCTTCCCACACCCTAGTCATCAGCTTGCTCGAATCATTTGAGGCAAGCACGATGGATACGCACGCTGCCTGGGGATTCTCGCTTGCGGTCCTGTAGGCCCAGAGCTGTGGACAGTCTGAAGTTTCATAGAACGGCGAGTATTTGGGATTTACCTTGCGGTTTTTGAGATCGATGATCGCGTCACCAATTCCTTTCAACTTCACATATGCGTCACAGCGACCAGCGTACCCTGCGCCAACTAGAGCCTTC